ATGACAAATTTTCAGATCGTGACGCAAAGCCCGCAGAATTTAGCGGATTTCCTTTACATGATCCAGGACGCCGCCCTCGAGGCGAAAGGGTGCTCTTATAACCTGAAAATGCCTGACCCCGAAACGGTGATTATGTGGGACGAGTGGCTAAAGCAAGAGGCTGAGGACGACGTTTGCGTTACTCCTCGCGGGGTCGTGCGCTGGGCCGAAAAAGGAGGCGCGGGTATATGGATTTAGAGCAAACCGCAATCCAGCGCCTCCGCGCCGCGTCGGAAATGGCCCTCCAAGTTTACAAGACGCCACTCGTAATTACTGACTCAGGCGGAAAAGACAGCTCGATTTGTACTCACCTCGCCGAGCGGGCGGGAATACCGTTTGAAGTTATGCACAATCACACAACCGCGGACGCGCCCGAGACGGTATATTTTATCCGCAAGAAATTCCAACATTTCAAGGACAAAGGAATAAAATGCGCCGTAAATATGCCCGTCTACAAAGGAAAGCGTACCTCCATGTGGAACCTGATACCGCAAAAGCTCATGCCACCGACCCGGCTCGTCCGCTATTGCTGTTCTGTATTAAAAGAACGCGGCGGGAGTGGACGCTTTATCACGACGGGCGTTCGCTGGGCCGAGTCGGTCAAGCGGAAAAATAGCCGCGGAATATACGAGACCATGCCCTCGGACATTTCAAAAAAGGTGATCTTGAATAACGACAACGACGACCGCCGTCGTTTATTTGAGACATGCACCCTAAAGGCGAAGCGGATTTGTAACCATATCGTCGATTGGAAAGACTCGGACGTTTGGGATTATATCGAGGCCGAAAAGATCGAAATAAATCCCCTCTACGAGTGCGGTTATTCACGGGTCGGGTGCATTGGGTGCCCTATGGCCGGAACAGCGGGACGACAAAAAGAGTTTTTCCGTTATCCACAATACGAAAAGATGTATATTCGGGCGTTTGACAACATGATTAAAGAACGCCTCCGCCGAAATCTCCCGACAGACTGGCAAACCGGGCTTGACTGTTTTCATTGGTGGATGGAGGACGGGGTACTCCCGGGACAAATGGAGTTCTCCGATCTTGCAGACTATGAGGAGGAATACGAAATTGAATAACAAGCTCACCCTATCCGCCCTCATGGCCCTACTCCTCCCGAAAGAGCGCCTCTTTGTGATCCACCACCTCGGAGCCGATATTTCCGAGGCGGTGGCCGGAGGCACGGTCGAGGAGCTCGAAAGAACGCGGTGCGTCGAGGTGTGCGGAAATAACATCGTCGAGCGGATCGCCGTTGACGTGGACGACTGGCCGGACACTCCGGCCCCGATCCTCCTCGTCACCATCGGCGGAAAAGCAACAAAATGAAAGGAGATCGCCATACCATGAAAAGCCTAATTTTAACCACCCAGGACGCCCGGGAGCTGGACAAGCTCGGCGGGCTCACCATTACGAAGCCCATTAAACCCGCGCCGCGCTATATCGAGGGCGCCTCGTTCTCCTGTGAGGCCGATTGTGCCGACATTTGGCACCTCGTAGGCCAGGACGGAAACCGTCTCGGAGCGGGAGACGGCGTCGCGGACGTGTTCGCCTCTCCTGTCGAGGTCTCGGACGTCGTATTTATCCGCGAGCCCTGGTATCGCCTCAAGAACCCGCAGGGCGGAGAGTCCGAGCGCGTGATCCTGGCCGCCGACTCCGTCGTTCAGCCGGAACAGGCCGCCTATAAGTGGGCCTCCCCGGTCTCTATGCCGCAGAACGCCGCCCGCCGCTTTGCGCGGGTGAAATCTATCGAGCCCGCCTACGGTGAAAACGTAACGCCCGCCTGGTTGATCGAGCTCGTGGCGATTACGAAAGAGGAGGCCACGGCGGCGGAGGTCGGGACTCCGCTCTCCGCCTCGGACGACCCGGAGGAGGCCTCGAGCTATTACGCCTACGCCGGAGACATGAGCGCCGAGGATCGCGACCGCATGGTCGCCAAGATCGACGCCGACCGCGCCCGTTTGGCCGAGGTGCAAGATCGCCTCATTCGGATTGATCTCCGCCGCCGCGATCTCTCCGCCCTCATGTTTGAGGAGCGGGACAAGGTCGATCCCAACGACCGCGCCGCCCTCGACGCAGAAAATACGGCTCTCGACGAGGAGCAAGGCGACCTCGCCCGCGAGGAGGCCGATCTCCGCGCCGCCCTCGAGGACGCAAAGGCCCCGGCCCCGACCGTCGAGGAACACGCCCGAGAGAAATACACCAACATTTCCGCGCTCCTCTCTGGCCCGTCCGACGCGATCCCGACCCTCGGCGACTATGACGCCATCAAGGCAGAGGAGCAAGAGCTCGCCCGATACCTTGAGCAGTACGACAAGGCCGACGCCGCCGAACCTGATCCCGCTCCTACGGAGGAGGACGAGGAGATCGGATCGTTTAGGCTCGGAAAGTGTAAGTATTGCGGGCGTGAGTGGGGCGTAACCCTCGAGGGCGCCCGTGAGGGCGGTTTCCCGACCCAGCGAACCGCAGACGCCGCCGCTACCCGCCTTTGCGATTGTGAGGAGGCCGTCGCCAACCGGGCCCCAGTTATCGGCGTCGCTATGGCCGTCACAACGGGCGCTTGTCGGTATTGCGGTCAAATCCAGGAAGTCGGGCCCCACCCGTCCCAGGCCGCCGCAGACGACACGGCGACGGAGGTTTGCAACTGCCCGACTGCACGGCAAGAACGTCGCGTACATGAACAGGTGGCGGACGCTTGCGAGCGTGTGCAACGTCTTTTCGGCGACGACGCCGAGAGCCTCGGTTTTAAGCCGATCCCCGACGAGGCGGTCGGCCTCCTCGAGAACGTGGTCGAAATGATCGCCCGCGGCCCGATCTCCTCCGCGAGCCTGAACGTCCGCGGGCGGTGTAAGGCGAAATTCTCCGTCACGAGCAAGGGAAAAATCAAGGTCTCCCGGAGCGAAACCCGCTCTTGCGACCTTGAGGACGGAGAGTGAGGCGGGGTATGGAAGTTACCGTAAAAATGTACCCGGAGGAATACGACCTTTTCCGCGAGTATCAGAGAGAAAAAGCCTCTCTCGAACGAGAAATGAGCGCAGATTACGACCGCTTATGCGAAAAGCATGGGAATTTGTGCAAAAAAATCCTCGACGCGACCACCGTTTCGGAGGCAACGATTTACGCCGAAGATAAGCCCGCAGAGGTAGAAAAGGTGATTTCAATAGCAGACCACGCGGCCATGATGGACGCCCGAAATCTCGCCGAAGAATGGTTTTCTTGAGCTTGAGGAGGAGATAAAAGGATGAAAAGCCCTGTTTATCGTTGGAAAGTATCTCACCCGGCCTATGGCGCCGTCGAGGTGACGGGCCCGCGGAAATACGAGGCCGTGATCTCTGCCGCGAGAAAGTGGGCCGCCCGCTGGACGCAGATTGCCCGCGAGTGTACCTTTGAGCGCCTCGAGGAGGTGGCGGCGGAATGATGGACAAGCCAGAGACGGCGGAGGCCGAACTCCCGCCACCGTGCCACGATTGCCGGAGCCTACATAAAAAATACGGCTCTTTCCTATGCGCTCGCCGACAGGCCCGTTATTGGTGGCTCTCGGTGTGGAACCTGATCCCGGGCTTAAACCGCCTCCTCCCGGCGTGGGAGTGCGATCTCCGCAAATACGAGACGGTCGAGGACATAGAAAAGGAGGAAAAGTCTTGAGACTCTACACGACGAAGCACCCGCGGGAGCGTTTCAATATCAGGTGGAACCGCCGCAAGAGTGCGTTTCGGCTGGCCGCCCGCGGCCTCGCCCTTTATATCTATCCGGGCCCGCTGATCGAGTGGTCGCTCGTGATCCTGGTAACTCTGACGGCGTTTCGCCTGGGCGTGATTTACGCCTATCTCGAGCGGGGCTATCAGGCTCGCGGCGGAGAGTATCTCCTCCTCCTGATCCCGCCTATCTACTACGCCGCGAAAAGAACGCTCCTCGACTGGATCGCAGACCTCCGGCGAGCCAAGGGCCGCCGAGAAAGGAGCGCAGAAAGTGAGTACACCCTTTAAGGAGTGCCCGTCTTGCGGGGCTCACCTGGACGCGGGCGAGCGGTGCGACTGCAAAGAGACCGCCGCGGCGGATCGGGCCCAGGCCAACACCGCAAGGATCACGCCTCCCGCCCGCGCCTATTATGTCGGCGTAGACCTTGCGGACGGAAAAGACTATACCGCGACGGCCCGCGGCCTCGTGGAAAACGGGTAAAAGAAAAAGCCCCCGACGCTTGACGAGAGCGTCGGGGGCGCAACCACCCGGAGGGAGATTGCCATACCTTTATTATATTATCACCTCCGGGAAGAAAATGCAAGGGGCCTCGGCCCTACGCCCGAAAGGCGGTTTTTGATATGCAACGAGTGAAACGACGCACATTCTCGGGGGTCGTTTGCGAGCAGGAAGTTTATAACGTCCCGGATCGGATCAAGAGCCTCGAAAAGGCGGAGCCCCGCCCGCGCTTCAAAAATGAGGAGGAGCGGGAACTCCACAGGATCGGCATTTCGCGGCGGAAACACGCTCGCCTCATAAATGAGAATTACGGCCCTACCTCATTATATAGCACCCTTACGCTCGACAATGAGAGCGAAGTACATACATTCGACGAGGCCCGTCGTATTCGCGACCTCTACGTCCGGCGCCTGAAATACCACGCGCCCGACGCGAAGATCAATATTTACATGGGCCGCGGCAAGACGACTTTCCGTATACATTTTCACATGATTTCCGAGGGCGTCTCGGAAAAGCTGATCCGCGATCTTTGGGGCCTCGGTGACGTGTTGAGGATCGAGCACCTCAGAGAGCACAATTATTATAATGGTGTAGACTATGGCCGCGATTATACGGGCCTCGCAAATTACCTTTTCGACCATTGGACGCCGGAGCAGGGCGGCCACCGCTGGAAACAGACGAAGAACCTCAAGCGCCCGGAGCGCGAGGAGCCGACCGTCGTAAAACGGAACTACTCGACGACGCGCCCTCCTCGCCCGCCGAAAGGCTATGTTTTAGTCGAGAGTAAAGAAACTCAATGGGGCTACCTCTATTTTAAGTATGTGTTGACGCCGCCGAAGCATGAGCGGCGCCGAAAACGACCGATTGAGTGATCGGCCTTTTATGGCCTTGTAAATGCGTAAAGTTTGGGAACGAAGCCCAGGGAAAGGAGTGCAAGCTATGAATATTAACGAGCTCGCAAAGGAAGTCCACGAGAACGCGGTCAATCATGGGTGGTGGGAAAAGCCACCCTCTCTCCCGGAGGCCCTTTGTCTGATCCATGCCGAGCTGTCCGAGGCTCTCGAGGAATACAGAAACGGGAGCCCTCTCGTCTATGGGACGTGTGCGCTCTCGCCGGACGATTGCGATTTTGCCCTCACTTGTGAGAACGTGGGCCACCCTGACGCCGGAGGGGAAAAGGCCGGAGCCTGCAAGCCGGAGGGGATCGCGGTCGAGCTGGCCGACGTGATCCTCCGAACCCTCGACCTCATGGCCGCGCTCGGGGTAGACGTTGACGCCGTTGTCATGGCAAAACACCGCTACAACCTCGGACGCGAATACCGCCACGGAGGGAAACGGATATGATAAATTATTTCAAAGCCGCCGAGAGATTGCTTGCACAGCGCGGAAACCTTGAGCAAGCACTCGAGAACCTCGGGCGGCGGCGTGAGCTTGCCTCCACTCAGGCAAAGGCCGAGAGAGATAATATCAAGCCTCGGCCCTATGCCTCGAGCGGCGGTATCAACGCGCACACCTCCGCCCGCCTGGAACTGGCCGAGATAAACCGGGAGATCGTAGCCACCCGGAGCACAATAGCGGAGATCGACCGCGTCCTCGCTCAACTGGACGACGCGGACGCCGAGCTCCTCCGCGCCTGGTATATCGAGCACAAGAGTAAAGAGCAGATCGCGGACGAGCTCTCGTATAGCTCCAAGACGTCGATCTATGATCTCAGGAATAAGGCCGTCGCGGCCTTTGCGGTTTTGTACTATGGGGCGGGGGCTCTCGCCTCCATTTAGCCGCGCCCGGAAAATTGAAAAAAGTCTGTACGGACAAGACCGCGCCCTTGTGTTACGCTGGTAACGTGAAAGAGGGCGGGAAAGCCCGTCGCCGTGCGCCCTTTTCTGCCGAGGCCTTGCGCTCTATGCGTGAGGCCGCCCGAGGCCGGGAGGGGCGCCTCTTTCACACCATTTGGAGGCGAGCGTTTGAGAGAGTTTGCACGAGGTTTTTATCTCTCGAAAGAATGGCGCCGCACTCGTGCTTATATCGTGGCCCGGGATCATGGCCTATGCGTGAAGTGTGGGCGCCCCGGAGAGATTGTCCACCACAAAGAGCACTTGACGCCGGAGAACATCAACACGCCGGAGATCGCGCTCGGTGAGAATAATCTCGAGTTACTTTGCCGAGATTGCCACGCCCTCGCCCACGCCTCCGACCTACCCACAGATCGCGGCCTCATGTTCGACGAGGAGGGAAACCTTGTCGAGCGTGAGCTTTTGTCATAAGCACAAGAACGAGCGACGGCGGCCCGCGCAGATCGCAGACGCAGGAAGTACACCTCTCCGCCACCCCCACGCCTCCCGGGTTATCCACAAGCGCCGCGGGAAATGTGGACAAAAAAGCGAAGCGGCGGAAATGAAACGCGATCCGCGGCGGAGTTCCGGCCTCGAGGCCCTCCCCCCCACCTCGACACCCCGGGGATAGCCATTCCGAACCGCTTTCCACCCTCGTTTAGAACCCCCCGGGCGCATACATAAGGGGGGGTATAGCACAAAAAGAGAGGAGGTCACACATCTAATGGCAAAATCAAAAATCCCCTATGAAAGCCTCTCTATCTCCGACAAAATCGAGGTAAAAAGAAAGAAAATTCAGCGTCTTTTCCGTGATCTACCCGCCGAAAGAAAGCAATTTGCGGACGGCCTGATCTATCAATTTGCCGTTACGACCGTCACTCTCGAGCGCCTCGTCGAGGAGATCAACGCGGGCGATCTGATCGAAGATTTTAAGCAGGGCGCCCAGCAGTTACGCCGCGAAACCCCGGCCCTCAAGAGCTACAATACGACGATCAAGTCGTTTACCTCCCTCTCGAAAAGCCTCCTCGACCTCCTCCCGGAGAAAACTCAGAAACAGGCCGGAGAGGAGCTTATGAATTTCGCCACGAAGCCCGCGGGAGCTGGTAAGCGGTGAATTACATTCTCGAGTATTGGGAGGCAATCGAGAGCGGAAAGGTAGTCACCTCCCGGCGCGTCCGTGCCGTTTACGAGCGCCTCGCCCGGGAAATCCGCGAGCCCGATCCGGCCTCTCCGTACTATTTCGACGAGGACGTCGGCGAGCGCCCGATCCTATTCGCGGAGCGGTTTTGCAAGCAGTCTCAAGGCGTGATCGGCGCCCCTCTCAAGCTCGAACTTTTCCAAAAGGCCTATATTCAAGCCCTTTTCGGTTTCCTTGAGCGGGAGACGGGTTTCCGCAGATACCGCGAGACAATGTTTCTTGTGGGCCGTAAAAATGGCAAATCGACACTCCTCGCCGCGATTGCGCTCTATATGCTGATCGCGGATTATGAGGGCGCGGCGGAAATCTACTCCGTCGCCACCAAACGAGACCAGGCGAAAAAAGTCCTCACCGAAGCTATAAACATGGTGAAGCAGTCGCCGGAGCTCCGGGCCGTCCTGAAAAAGCGGCGGAATGATCTCTATTTTCCGGCCACGGCCTCGACCTTTGAGGCCCTCGCCTCGGACTCTAACACCCTGGACGGCCTGAATTCTCACGCCGTAATCATTGACGAGCTCCACGCGATAAAGGATCGCGGCCTCTACGAGGTTATGAAACAGTCCACCTCCTCGCGCCGTCAACCGCTCGTCGTGATGATTACCACCGCGGGCACCGTCCGCGAGAGCGTTTTTGATAGCCTCTATGAGATCGCTTGCAGAATTGCGGACGGCGAAATGGAGGAGCCGACTTTCCTCCCGATCCTCTACGAGCTGGACGCCCGCGAGGAGTGGACAGACCCGACCAAATGGCAAAAGGCAAACCCGGGCCTCGGGACGATCAAGAAGTATAAGACCCTCGCCGACTTTGTCCAGCGGGCGAAGAACAGCCCCGACGATCTCCCCGGCGTCCTCTGCAAGGATTTCAATATCCGGGAAGTGTCGGCGGCGGTTTGGTTATCTTTCGACGCCATCAAGAGCGATCTCCGTTTTGAGTTCCAGGACGTCTATAACACCTACGCCCTCGGCGGGTGCGACCTCTCGGCCACGACCGACCTCACCGCGGCAACGCTCCTCATACGCAAGCCGGGAGACCCGATTGTCTATGTTCTGCAACAATATTTCCTCCCTGAAAAGCGCGTCGCACACCTCGAGGAGAAGAACACCAACGAGGCCCCATATCGAAAATGGGCCGACCGCGGCCTCCTCACAATCTGCCCGGGAAACCGCGTCAATTATTCCGACGTCACGGCCTGGTTTTGCCAAATGCGGGACGAGTACAAAATCGACTGCATAAAAGTCGGCTACGACCGGGCCCTCGCGGGTTATTGGGTAGACGAAATGAAATCGAACGGTTTCGACATGGAGGCCGTCGCCCAGGGCCCCTATACATGGAGTCAACCCATGCGGGAAATGGGCGCCGCTCTCGAGGGGAAACAGGTCAATTACAACGGAAACCCTATGCTCGTATGGTGCTTGACGAATACGGGCGTCAAAAAATCGGGCCTCAACAACATTCAGCCCGTAAAGATCACCGAAAAGCGCAGGATCGACGGTATGGTCTCGCTCCTCAACGCCTGGACGATCTACGTCAAGTATTACGAAGATTTCATGTATAACGTGGGGTGAAAAAATGAACATTCGAGGCCTATTTCAAAGCATTTTCGGGAAACGCCCCACGGGCGACGGAGGCTCAAACCTCCCGGCGTTTCGGCTCCTCTCCTCTTTCGACTCGAGCTTTACGCCGTTCTCCGGGCGGGCCTGGGATATTGCGACCGTCCGCGCCGCGGTGGACGCCTGGGCGCGAAACGCGGCCAAAATCCAGCCGAGGCACATTCGACGGGCGAGCGGGCGCCGCGAGGATATGTCCGACTACATAAACCGCCTTTTGCAGAGCAAGCCCAACCCGTATATGACGGCCTACGCCTTTTATTACCGGGTGGCCGCTCAATTTGCGGTTTACAACAACGCCTTTATTCTGCCCGTATTCGACGGCGGAAAGCTCACGGCCCTTTACCCGATCAACGCCTCCCGCGTCGATCTCGTCGAGTACATGGGCCAAATGTACGCCCGTCTCACCTTTGCCACGGGCTCGGTCTATACCGTCCCCTACGAGCAGATTATCCACCTCCGCCGTCACTATCTCGATAACGATATTTTCGGCGACAACAACACGCCGTTGACGCCCACCCTCGAGACCGCGGACTCGTTCAACAAGAGTATGAGCAAGTTTGCAAAGCTCGTCTCAGTGATCCGCGGCATACTCAAGGCGAACAGCGTCACCAAACAGGAGGATTTGAACAGCCGCCGCGACGACTTCATTCGAGATAACCTCCGCATGGAGACGAACGGCGCGGGCGTGATCGTCATTGATAACAAGTACGAATATACGCCCATCACGCAAAAGGAAACGCCCCTCCCGGTCGGACAACTCGAGTTTGTGCGGCGGGAGATTTACGACTATTTCGGCGTGAATGAGGACATCGTTCAGAACAAGGCCGACGCCGAAAAAATGGACGCCTTTTATCGCGGCCAGCTCGCCCCGTTTTATATGCAACTGGCCCAAGGCCTCACAAATGCCCTCTTTACGGAGCGGGAGCAGGGTTTCGGAAATGAGATCGTTTGCGAGCTGGATCGTATTCAGTTTGAAACCCTCGACAAGCGCGTCTCGGCGGCTCAGTTCTTGACAAATATCGGCGCCGTCTCCCTGGATCAAGTTCTCGATATTTTCGGCTTCCCACCCATCGGCGGCGAGGAGGGCGCCCGCAGGGTGCAGACGTTGAACATGGTAAACGCCGATATTATCGACAAATACCAGCTCGGGAGCACGGGCCAGACGACGGAGACCGACCCTCCGCCCGACGATCCGCCGAAAGACCCCGAGCCGACAGAGCCGAAAACAGGAAAGGAGGGGCAGTAAATGCCTATCAAGAAAGGCCGAGAATATAGAGCCTTGCAAGATTTCTCCCTCATTCCACGCGAGGGAGAAAACGACGCATATCGCGTCCGTGGTACGGCGGTAGTGTTCGACTCCCCGACGTGCCTTTACGAGTATGACGGAGTCAAATATTACGAGGTGATCGACCGCCACGCCTTTGACGGGTGCGATATGTCCGACGTGATTATGAATTATAACCACGGCGGAAAGGTGGTCGCCCGCCTCCGTAATAAGACTCTGAGCCTCAATATCACCGACCGCGGCGTCGATATGGAGGCCGATCTCTCCGGCACCGCCGCGGGCCGTGATCTCTACGAGGAGATCGACGGCGGCTATATCGACAAAATGAGTTTTTCGTTCTCCGTGCGCGAGTCCAAGTATGACAACGTCACGCACACCCGGACGATTACTAAAATCCGCAAGCTATACGACGTCTCCGCGGTGGATATTCCCGCGTATGAGGAGACGTCCCTCTCCGCACGATCCTTTTTCGAGGTGGAGCACTCGAAAGAGGTTAAGGTTTTGGAGCAAGCCGCGAGGCGGCGGAGGCTTTTAGCTCGCACTCGTACCTACTCACATACTGACGAATGACAGGAGGAAAGAACCATGTTTGAAAAAAGACGTAAGGAAATCGCAAAGCGCCGCGCCGAAATCCGCGCCATGCTGGCCGGAACCGACGAGGTCGATATGGACGCCCTCGAGCGTGAGCTCGACGACCTGGACAAAGAGGAGCGCGAGCTCGACCGC